TGGTGCGGCAGGCACAGCCGGTAATACTGGCGCGTCTGGGTCTGGTGCGACCGGTGGTAACGCGGGCTCTCCGGGTAGCGCGGGCGCTGCAGGCACCGCAGGAAACACAGGCGCTGCAGGCACGGGCGCAACTGCGGGAAGTGCTGGTTCTCCGGGTGGCGCTGGTGCGGCAGGAACGGCAGGGAACACCGGCGCTGCAGGATCGGGAGCGACTGCCGGTAGCGGCGGCTCTCCCGGCAACGCTGGCGCATCTGGCACGGCTGGCAACACTGGCGCTGCGGGCACTGGTGCTACAGGCGGAAGCGTCGGTTCTCCCGGAAGCGCTGGCGCATCTGGCACAGCAGGAAACACAGGCGCGGCTGGTACTGGCGCGACGGGAGGCGGTGCAGGCTCGCCGGGTAGTTCAGGCGCAAACGGCACGGCTGGTAATACTGGGTCCGCAGGGACGGGCGCTACTGCTGGAGGGGCCGGAAACCCCGGAAGCGCTGGCGCAGCGGGAATTGCAGGAAACACGGGTGCTGCTGGCACTGGTGCAACCACTGGAAGCGCAGGCTCTCCGGGCGGTGCGGGTGCTGCGGGGAATGGCGGGACGGGTGCGGCAAACGGCAACCCGGGGTCCGTAGGCAATACTGGAAACTCGTCTAACTTTGGCTCTTATCTTGCCATGCCCGGCGGCGCGGGTGGTAATGCCGGGGCTGCTGGCAATGGAACCAATGGCTCTGGTGGCTCTGCTGGAAACCCCGGCGGCATCGGTAATTCTGGAAATCCCGGCAACAATGGGACGGGTGGTACCGGTGGCAGTGCCGGAACGGCAGGAAACTCAGGTGGAATTGGTAACCCGGGTAACGCAGGAACCAACGGCGCAGGCGGCGCTGGAGGTAGCGCGGGAACCGCAGGAAACGCAGGCGGAATCGGTAACCCGGGCAATGCTGGCAATAATGGTGCCGGTGGGGCTGGTGGTAATGCTGGAGCCGCAGGGAACCCGGGTGCAATTGGTAACTCAGGTAACCCGGGAAGCAATGGGGCCGGTGGCGCTGGGGGCAGTGCGGGTAGTGCTGGGACGTCTGGTGGCGTTGGCGGGACTGGAAACCCCGGAAACAATGGTGCTGGTGGCGCGGGCGGCGCTGCTGGCACGGCAGGAAACGGCGGCGCTATTGGAAACTCGGGAAACCCGGGCACAAATGGCCCCGGCGGGGCTGGTGGCAACCCGGGCGCGGCTGGGAATTCAGGTGGAATCGGTGCCACGGGAAACTCTGGCAATAACGGTTCCGGCGGTGCGGGCGGTAGTGCTGGCGCTAGTGGAAACGCGGGAAATGCCGGTGGTGGTGGTGGCGGCGGCGGTGGTGGTGGCGGTGGTGCCGGTGGCGGATTGGGAAGGACTTCCGGTTCGCCCGGGAGTTCCGGCACTGCGTCTTCTGGTGCTGCTGGTAATGGCGGCAGTGGTGGGTCTTCAGTTGGAATTGGAAGTCCCGGCGGTAGTGGTAATTCTGGCGGCACCGGCGCGTCTGGAAGCGCTGGCACTGGTGCGACAAGCGGTGGGGCTGGCTCTCCCGGAAATGCTGGCGCTGCAGGAACCGCAGGCGCAACCGGAAGTGCTGGCACTGGCGCGACCGCTGGTGGGGCCGGTTCTCCGGGAAATGCTGGTGCTGTAGGAACCGCTGGCAACACTGGCGCGTCTGGCACCGGTGCTGGTGCTGGTGGTGGCGGCTCGCCGGGTAATGCAGGAGCCGCAGGAAGTTCCGGGGCAACCGGAAACGCAGGCTCTGGCGCGACCGCTGGTGGTGGTGGCTCGCCGGGCGGGGCTGGTGCAAATGGCGTGGCCGGAAACACTGGAGCCGCTGGCACGGGTGCTACAGGGGGCGGCGCAGGCTCGCCGGGCGGGGCTGGTGCAAATGGAACGGCTGGGAACACTGGAACCGCCGGGACCGGCGCTACAGGCGGCGGCGCAGGCTCTCCCGGGGGCGCGGGTGCGGCTGGCAACGCGGGCACAACTGGCAACTCAGGAACCGGTGCGACGTCCGGTGGCGCAGGGTCGCCCGGGAATGCCGGGGCTGCTGGCAATGCGGGAACCACCGGCACGGCAGGAACGGGCGCAACGGCTGGCAACCCCGGCACGTCAAATGCTGGCACGGGTGGTGGCGCGGGCTCGACCGCATCAACCACAAGCGCCAACGCCGCCAAGGTGTGGCCGTTCCAACAGATTACGGTGACGGTCGGAAGCGGTAGTGCCGCAGGCCAAGTCACCGTCTCTTGGTAGTGGATACCGCGCGACTCAAGATTGTTATGGCGTGCTACGATAAATTACCGGTTCACCTTCGCGATTGGGTGGCCGACCTATCGTTTAGCCTCCATGACGATCACATTTTGCGTGGTGCAATTGAGGTTGAACGGTGTAAAGCATTTCTGGAAAGCGGAGGTCAACCCGACTACCGCCTCGGAAATGGACAAAATTAAGCATGTTTTGGAAGCCTAAACCAAAGCTAGAATTTCTCACATTTGACCAATATCTCGGCAACATCCCTGCACCTTACCCCGCCCGAAAGCTGATTCCTGATTGGTACAAGGCTCTAGAAAAGCGGATGCACCCGGGCCTAGATAGCGGGACGCTGAAACGCTGCCCTCCGTTCTTGGATGCTATGGTCACAGGATGGATTATCCCCCTTGCCGCAGACGTCGAGCTAAAGGCGAATGAGGATGCGTCAGGCGTGTCCTATAGCTGGCAATTTGACCGGCCTATGATTGAAAACCATAGCGCTGATCAGGTCAGCAACAGCAAATCTCCTGCGCCGCACAAAGACCAACCACCGATGAAGTGGATGAACCATTGGGCCATCAAGTGCCCTGCGGGTTACTCGCTGCTGTTCATGCCGCCCCTTAACCGCCCCGATCCTCGCTTTACCGTCTTTTCGGGGCTGGTTGATGCTGACGGCTATTTCGACTTTATCAATTTTCCCTTTGTGTGGAATGAGCCAAACTTTCACGGCATCATCCCTGCAGGAACGCCGCTTGTCCAAGTTATCCCCGTCAAGCGGTCAACGCTGTTTAGGGACCATGAGGTTCGCGCCTTTTCGGCCAAAGACCTCAAGCTCATGGAATCTGTGCGCACCAAACGCCGCAGCCGAATTAGTTATTATCGCGACGAAGTCTGGGAGCGCAAATAATGTCCGTCTACCTTTTGGCACCATCACCAAGCATTGCGGTTCAAGAGCCTGCGTTTGCAACATGGTCAGGGCTGTTTACAAATGAGCAAATCGACCGGCTTTGCGCTTATGGAGACGCGCAGGCTTTGGCTGCCGCTACTGTTGGCAACGATACCATAAACCCTGACGTTCGCGTCTCTGAGACCGCGTGGCTTTCGCTTAACGATGAAACACAGCCAATCTACGATTCCCTCGCGTGGTGCGCGCGGCAAATCAATGGCCAGTTCTATGACCTCGACCTGTTCGGGTTTGTGGAAGACCTCCAATACACGGTCTACCGGGGCGAAGGCGCGCACTATGATTGGCATATCGACAAAGGCGCAAACACCCTAGCGCCGCGCAAGCTGTCCTTGGTGGTTCAATTGAGCGACCCGGATGAATATGAGGGGGGCGACCTCCAGATATTTGCCGATAGCACGCCAGAAACTGTTGCCAAGCAAAAGGGCTTTGTGGCTGCTTTCCCGTCCTACACGCTGCACCGGGTAACGCCGGTAACTTCTGGAATCCGCCGGTCTCTGGTCGTTTGGCTTTCTGGTCCTCGCCTCCGCTGATTGCGGCTTGTTCATCACAATGCCGCCGGATTGTGTGAATTTTTCATCAGTCTGGCGGTTTCAACTTGTGCAGCGTCCGGCTGGCAGATAGAGGATTTATAGTGTTCTGGCGTGTAGAGGTTTGGTCAGTATGGAATCGTCTACTGTTATTGCCGGAATCGGTTTGCTTGGTAGCATTGTTGCCGTATGGGTTCAGTTAAACGAGCGCGTAGTGCGCTTGGAAACCAAGGCTGACCACGTTGAAAAGCAATACGACCAAATCGCTTTGCAGCTAGCTCGCATTGAGGCAAAGCTCGACGGCAAACAAGACCGTCCACACAACTGACCATCAAATCATTACCGTGCCGATCCGCGCGCGGTCTGGCCCATTGTCGAGCCGCAGTGGGTTCAGACGCCAAGCGACCTTGGCCGTTTCCCGCATTGATAGCCGTCCCAAAAGCAATCAAAACAGGACTCGGCTCACATGCCCACACCTCCCCTTTCCAACAAAATCTATGAAGACGTCGTCGCCCGCGTTAAAGCGAACGGCGGGAATGTGTCAAAAGCTGGCCTAGAGGCCCAAGAGCAAATCGGCACTCACCCTGTGACCTTTGAGGGCCGCGCCAAGAAGGCCCGAGAAATGGGCCTGTGGGGCCGTTCGGGCGATGGGACGACTTGGTATGGCTCACCACCGTTGTCGGGCCTCCAGCGCGTTCCTACGGCCCCTGACCTTCCAGATGATGATATCGACACCAACTCCCTGATTGAACAAATGTGCCGCCGGTTTACCAAGCGCCGCGCGCACCATGACGCTAAGAAGTGGCGTCGCTTTGACGTGCCGGTGGCCGGACCCTACGCCCTCATGATCTTTGGCGACCCCCACATTGACGACGACGGCTGCGATTGGCCGCTTTTGCGCGCGCACTGCCAATTGGCCGCTGAAACAGAGGGGCTCTTTGCCGTCAACATTGGTGATACGACCAACAACTGGTCCGGTCGCCTCGCTCGCCTCTGGTCAGAACAGGACACCGGGAAGAGCACGGCCCGAAAGCTGGTCAAATGGCTGTTGAATGAGGCTGGCGTCCCTTGGTGGCTATGGCTTTTGGGCAACCATGACTCTTGGCCCGGCCCGGTCGGCTCTGAAACCATGGAGCGATTCAAGCCTCACCATGTTGTCATGGAGGATTGGGGCGCAAAGGTTACCCTTGTCTCCCCTAACGGCGCGGAGTTCCGTCTTCATGCCGCGCACGACTTTTCTGGTCACTCACAATGGAATCCGCTTCACGGACCCATGAAGGAGGCCAAGTGGGGCGACCAAGCTCACGTCTACGTCGCCGGGCACAAGCACAATTGGGCGCTGTTTGGCGGCGAGCATGAGCACAAGGGAGATTTGTTCTGGTTGGCCCGCGCCAAGGGCTACAAGACCATCGACTCCTATGCGGAGCGGCTAGGCTTTGGCTCACAAGGCCACGGCAATTCGATCTTGGTGGTCGTGGACCCCGGCATGGAAGGCACACCGGGGCACGTCTCGTGTTTTGCTGACCCGATAGAGGGGGTCGAGTATCTGAAATTTAAGCGCGCAAAGCGGTAAACTTTTCGGTCTCGTTTCCCCAAGTATCCCAACCGGGTCGGCCCTCGCGCGCGAACAGTTCGCCATAGGGCCCCTCGTAGAGGGCCTCGACGTTATTGTGCATAGCGTCAGGCTTTCTGGAGTGCTCGCGGACAGGCGCAACAATCAGGTTGCGAATGGACCGCGAGCGCACCTTGGGCTTTCCCCGAGTGCCTAGCAGGAAAAACTCACTGGCCGACCGGAAGCAATATCCGGTCCCAAAGGCCCACTTGTTCCCGGTGCTGGATTGCTTTGCCCACGTTCCCGCCGACTTGTAATCAAACCCCCAAGACCGCATCAATTCGACCGCCTCGGGCAATAAGGGCGCAGTGGCCCACATAATCAACGCGCAGTCCTTGGCCGCAAGATCAGCGACCGGTAGCGTGCGCAGAGCTTGAAGGCTCATGCAATCGTAGTGCTGGACGGCGTTCTTCAGTTCACCTTTGGCCGACCGGTGGGCAAAGCGCCAAGGCGGATCGGTAATCAGGGCCCCGTAGTGGTTGGGCTTCATGCCCTCGAAATTCCAATCAGTCATCTTCTTCGTCTTTCTTGGTATCAAAACGCAGCTTGGCCGAAACATAGCGCAAGCGAAGGTCACTAAATCTCATGCGAGCAACGGTTAGGCGCTCGTCGGCCCGGTCCAGTTCGCATTGAGCTAAAAAGTGTTCCCGTAACAGGATTGTAATCCAAGCGTGGGCGTCCATGACCTCCTGTTGGAGGGCGTGCAATTCTGTCTCGGTCATTTTAGTTCCTCATCGTAATAATAATCTGTGGTTATCCCCGATCTAAGCGTTTCAATTTGCGCCGCCTGTGCCGCGATGATATCGCCGCGCTCGACAATGATGGCCTCAAGGTCTGCTATGCGCGCCTGCATCTGCTCGACCGTTTGAAATTCGATCATAATAACCCCCTCTCCACGGCAAGCCATCGTGGCATAGTGAATGTTCCATCGTGATTGTTTTCGACCCATGCCTTGGAAAGCCAAATGTCCTCGGGACCACCATACGCCAGCTTGTAAGCCGTAGGGGTTTCGCGGACGACCTTGGCTTCAAGGTCGAATAGGTCGCAGCGGTATTGGCTCATTCCACCAACTTCACAACAGGCACGCCTAAGCCAAGAAGCTCCATTGACGTGCAGCGTGGAATTGCTTGCTTGGCCTTTCTTGTCCGAAAGATGGCCTCGTCGGCCTGCGCGCGCAGAAACAGCCACTCGTCAATGAGGGCGCTGTTCTCAGGCGTGTCGAACGCGAAGTCATCAAAGGCGTGCATCCTTTGACCGGCAATCGAGTCTATAAAGGCCAACACCCTGTGTTTTGATGGCGCATCAGGAGTTATGGCAGTGACAAAGGCAAACATGCCGTCAGCATCCTTTATCACATCGCTAAGATAGCGAACCTTTAAAGGGGTGTGCAACTGTTGCTGTTTGTGCTGGTCGATCATTTGCTTGACCGACGAGAGACGGAAGTGATGAAAGCCCAACTCATGGCAAACCCACTGATTCCGACTTTCCTCATATGTGATCATATAAAACTGATATTCCGTCGTAATTGCGGTCATATCCACGCCACCACATGCCGGACAATGCTGTCGAGTGAGATGACGGCTATGGCAATCAAGCCAAGGGCGGCTGCTGTGCCAAAAGCTATAGTTATCAGAAGCGCTGCGGCCTCCTGAAAGCGGTCTTTAAAGGTCATGGGTGGTGCTTCCTCCGCTTGTCCCTCTGATTGGGAGACTGGCTTTATTTCGCCGGTTAAAAGGTCTTGCTCAAAGCCTTGGCCGACCGCCTTACGCGGAAACTCCAACTGAACCACGTTGTCCCAAGTCGTGTCGAGGTCGGGTGCCGTCCAATAGATCATATCGGGCGAGGTGTAACCGTTGCATGGGTGACCCTCTAGCCGAAGCGTATAAAGGCCCGTTTTGTCATCAAATGGGGCTTGGGCAATTCGCCATATCATCTGGTCGTCGATCATAGCTTCACCACCTTGTAACAATGCTTCGCGGCTTCGCCAACAAAGGCGGGAGGCTGTGTGGGCTCCACACCTATCGGCTTGTAAGGACTGGCCGCACGGGCCGCTTCAGGGGTCTCGTAGGCCGCATTGTCGGTCAGGAAAACGGCCCCGAGCGGTAAGCGTTGCCTTATAGATAGGTAGAGCATCTATTCCCCCTTTGCCTCTTCGACGTTGGCCTTGAGGTCGTCAAAATAGATTTCCTCCAGTGCGGAGATAGCGGTTTCCATTTCAGAGATGGCCGTCTCCATGTTCTGGCCGCGCTCTGCGCCCTGCAGGCCCTCGGGCATGTTGTCGAAGGCTTCCTGCTCTTCATCCCTTGCGGTGGAAATAATCTCCAGTGCCACATCGCGCAGCGCCTCCATTTGCTCAAGGAGGCCAATGGCGAGATTCAATTGTTTACGACGTTCGACGTTCATGGGGTGTCCTTTCTCGCGGGCCCTGCGCCCGCTCCTGTTCAGTATCACGGCTATGACAACCGTCAAGTGGGGGTCAGATGGAAAACGCAAACCTAATGAAGGTCAGCACGAAATATCCGGCAAGCCCTGCGACCGCAAAGAAGGCCAAGGCCGGGATGATGGGAAACCGTGGGGGGCGTGGGGTGTAGGTCATGGCGCGTCCTTGCATGAAATGGGGTGGAGGCCGAAGCCCCCGCTTGAGATTAAATTGTGAAGAAACCCTGCTGGGAAAAGTAGCCAAGATAGGTGCCTTGATTGGCCCGGTTGATCCACTCGGTCAGTTTAAAAATCACCGTCCAGCGGTCAGCGTTGGGGAGCCTAACCACGGAATAGCGGATCGAGATTTCGCTGTCGTGACCTTCCTCAAATTCCTTGGCGAGCTTGGCTGCCGTGGCGTCGGCGCGGTCATAGGTCTTGTAGGTCTTCACGCTGGCCTTGTTTTCGGCAACGCGGGCTTCGATGCGTTCGATGATGTTCATTGCTAGGTGTCCTTACCTTGCTGCTATGTTAATTCTGTTTCCGGTGCCGCCGAACCGCTTCAGAAGCGCCCGTCGGTGTCACCGTTGTGATACTGATAGACGTCTGTTTTGATCGTTGCAACAGTTATTTTTCGGAGAATTAGATTGGCTGGAAAATCAATCGGTGGCGTTGGGGCCGGTCAACCACGCAAGCGGAAGGCAACACTGCTCGACCCGCGCGCCATGGTGTTCAAGGCCGAACGATTCACTAGGAGCGACATTGAATTTATCGCTGCCGGTTTAGAGCCGCGTCTGGCCAAGGCCATCTTTGCCGCGTTGACGGCGCAGGCGGAATCGCTTGACCTCGACGCCATTGCAGAGGCGCTCCAAGCCGGTGACATAGGCCGCGTTCTAGCCATGCTGGATTTGTCAGGCTCTGTGACTGCGCTGGAGGGCGCTACGCCGGTTCTACAGTCGGCGGTATATGCAGGCGGGGTCGCAGCGGCCACGGCCATCAACGCGCGCGTGACGGGCGCACAGTTCGTGTTTAATCAGCTAAACCCCCGCCTCCTGACTTGGCTGCAGACCTATAACCTCGGGCTCATTCGCCAGATCAATCAAGGCACCAAGGACGGGATTCGCCAGTACCTCTTGACCGGCATGGAGGATGGCAAGAACCCAAAAGCCGTCGCCAAGGAAATCAAGGGAATCGTTGGCCTGACCGAGCGGCAGGCGCAGGCCGTCAAAAACTATCGCAAAGAGCTTGAAACCTTTCACCTCCGCCGCAGCGCTGCTGGTTATGGCCTTGGCAACAAGGTGGACCGGGTAAACGGCACTCAGGTCTTGCGCACGGGCCCCGATGGCCAGCCGCTCGACGGCATCAATGAGCGCCGACTCCGCGACTACCGGTTTGACGGCCAGCTAAACCGGGCCATGACCAACACCAAGCCGCTCACGCCGGAACAGATCGACAAGATGGTTGCGGCCTATGAGCGGAAATATCGCGCCTATCGCGCGCGCACCATTGCCCGAACCGAAGCCATCCGCACGACTAACATTGGCGTCCAAGATGGCTGGCAACAGGCTATCGAAAAGGGCACCATCAACGAGAACCTGACCCGCAAGCGGTGGATTGTCGCGTCTGACGAGCGGCTCTGCGAAACCTGTGGTCCTATCCCGAGCATGAACCCCAAGACGGGCGTCAAGCATGGGCAGGCGTTCCAAACACCGAAGGGCCCGCAAAATCTGCCACCGATGCACCCCAATTGCCGCTGCACGGTCTTTTATCGCCTCTATGAGCCATCGCAATTGAAGGGCGAAAATTGATTGTCGGCTAAGGCGAACATCTAGTAAACCATTTGGCAGTTCGGACGTCCGAAGGAACCCAAGATGTTGCCTGATCAGTACGCCAACGCCGCCGCCCGCCTTGAGTCCATCAAGGACCGCGCCGAAATGTTTATGAACCGCTGCGGAATTGTGGCCAAGCACGCCATGATTTTAAAGGATGGTGGCGAGGCTGCCGGTCCTGACGTGAGCGACGTTCACGTCCCCGTTCCTTTGGGCACCGTTCCCGCAAAGAAGCCAAAGAAGAAGGTCGCCACCGATGGCAAGTAGCCTTGAGGCCATCAAGGCCCAATTCGCCCTGATCCGCCTCAAGCTCGCGCTGCAGAAGTCCGGCGCAGGCAAAAGCGGTGCGGGCAATTACACCCGCTACCCTGCAGGCAACACCAAGGGTGGCCAGTTTGCGCCCAAAGGCACAGGTGCGGGTGGCGGCGGCGGCGGCTTTCAACCGAAGACGCTACCGGGTGAAAACACTTTTTATGAATCAGGGTGGAAGGGCAGTGGCATGTGGGCCAAGCCATCTGCTCCGCCTGCAGGGGCCAAGCCGCACCCGCAGACCAACGACCAAGGCAAGCCGGTCTCGATTGATTACCCGTCCAAGGCCAGCCACCCGAGCACATGGACCGACCGCACCAAGTCCGCAGTCTTCACGCCCGGGGGCGACGCGCCCGCGACCTTAAACGGCGTGGCAATGAAGGCGTGGAATCCGCCTGCCGAAGGCTGGTCTGCAGTGAAGGGAACCAAGCCATCGCTCGACCTAGACACCCCGTTTGTGCCGCACCCGACCAAAAACACCGGCGCTGGCGTCATAATCGTCGAGCCGGATGGCCGCTTGTGGCTCACGCGGCCCACTAACGCCTTTGGCGGCTATCAGAACACATATCCAAAAGGCACCGCAGAGTCGGGCCTTACGTTGCAACAGAACGCTATCAAGGAGGCCCACGAGGAAACGGGCCTCAAGGTCCAGATCACCGGCATTTTGGGTGATTTTGAGCGCGATACCTCCAAGGCTCGGTTCTATATCGCGCGCCGCGTCGGCGGGACGCCAAAAGATATGGGCTGGGAGTCGCAGGCCATGACGCTCGCAACTCTCAAGGATGCGCGCAAGCTGTTAAACCGCACGCACGACCGGGCCATGCTAGATGAGCTTGAACACCTCATGAGCTTTGGCAAGGCCAAGGGCGGCGGCGGCGGCTCCAAGGGCGGCAGTGGCGGAAGCTGGGCGCATCAGGCGCGATGGCCCGGTGGATCGGCTCTTGGTGGTCAGTGGAAGGCTACGGGCGCTGACGGGATAACTCTTGCTCCGACCGTGGCCGGTGGCTTGACGGGCTCCAATCCCATCTATCAAAAAACCATGAACGCTGCCGCGTCCGCTCTGTCCAGCACGGGAGATGTTGGGCCGGTAAAGGCTGCCATTGCCAAATTTGCCGACAAGGCCGCGCAGTTCACCGCTGGTATTAAGGGCTCATCCCATATCAAGTGGGGCGCACAAGTTCACCAATGGGCAACACAGGCCGTAGCCGACCATGAGGCTAAGATTAAGGCAACCGCGTCTGTTGACGCCATTGCAGGCCCAAAAACCTTGTCCAGCTTTGGCCTTGCCGTGGGTGCAAAACCCGGCGGGTCGAACCCGGGCGCAATGTATCAAGAGAACGGCGATAAGTGGTTGGTCAAGGGTAACGCCAAAGCCGGTGTGGTTACCCCGCAACAGAACGACGACCGGGCCAAGAATGAGGTTCTCGCGTCTCACCTAATGCTGGCCGCTGGGGTCGGCGCGCCAGATATGAAGCTTGTCGAGCTTGAAGGCAAATTTGGCGGTGGCCTTGGTGTTGCGTCCAAAATGGTCGAGGGTGCCACCTCGTTGCTTGGCGGGCCAAACGATATTGAAAAAGCCATCATTAAGAAGGACTTTGCCGTTCATGCTTGGCTTGCAAACTATGACGTCTTGGGGATGGGTTACGACAACACAGTCATAAAAGACGGCAAGGCAATCAACATCGACCCCGGTGGTGCGCTATTGTTCCGCGCGCAGGGGCTGCCCAAAGACCTTGCTGCACACGGTGGAGTCCTAGACCCAAAGGCCCCCGAATTTGAAACCATGCGGAAAAACACTTCCGAACAAGTTTCCGTCTTTGGTTCTATGACTAATTACCAATTAAGGACTTCGGCCCAAAGGCTGGAGAACATCAGCGACGACACGATTCGTAAGCTAGTAAACACCTATGGTCCGGGGGACGCAGCTTTTAAAACCAAGCTGGCCGAAAACCTGATTGAACGAAAGCAAGCGATTGTTGCCAAGGCAAACGCATATTTGAATCCTGAAAAAGAAGGTGGCATTCCTGCGTCCGCAGCACTTGGGTTAAAGCCTGAAAGGATCAAAAGCACGGTTGACCAAAAGGCCGTCGAGGTTGAAGCCAAGGCCATTTCGGCTGCCGCGCCAAAGGTCGATATACCGAACAAGCCTGTGTTCAACACGGGCTTGTCTTCAGACAAATTCTATGACGCCATGGTCAAGAAGTTTGAAGCTGCCCACGCGAAAGGCGATATGGCCGCGCTTAAAGAGGGCGCGACCGGTGGAAAATATGTCAACGGTTTGCCATGGAAACCCGGGACAACAAACGGAATCAAGATTGCCAACTATTACAACGCGCTTGTAGCCGACCTCAATATGAAGGCTGCCGCAACAACCGTTGCTACGGCCAAGGTCGCAGACGCAGTGGTGTCAAAACCGGCTCCTGTCCCTGCGCCAAACACGATGACACCCCCGGCGGGTGGAGCTATGCCTAACTTTGAGGCCACAAAGCTCGCGGCAACGAATCAAAACGCCAAGTCTCACAATCCAAAGGTCGATCTGCTTTCCAATCTTGCTATGGCTGGAGACGTGAAAGGTCTTTTGGCTTTGCCTTACGGCACCAACACTTACGGCAAGCAACAGGTCAAACTCGCTAATGCTGCCTTGGCCGCGCTGGGGTCGCCGCACGTTGTGGTCAAGGGGCAACTAGAAAACAATCATCCGGCGTTGTACGGCGGCGCTACGCTACAGACCGCAACTGCTGCGGCTGCTCTGGTCAAGACCCCATTGCCTGTCGCTTCAACAGCGCCGGACAAAGCTGCAAAGGCCGTCAAAGAGTCCGTCAAAGCCAGTAAGAAAAAAGACTGGCTCCAACTACAGCCCGGTGAAAAAATTCTCGAACAGGGCGAGGAGTTTGGCGTCAAATATGCGCACATTCAGACGCCCGCCAAAGGCTTTAAGCCCGAGGATATTCCGTTACAGCCAGACTTTTTCAAAAACGGAAATCAAGGACCAACGAACAAATGGAAATCATCATCAGAGGCCATCAACAAAGCCAACAATGATGCGGTCAACCTTATCCATGCAATAGCGACAAGCCATAATTTGCTGGATGGACAATCGCATGTTGACGCCATCAAAAACATTCAGTTTCCGGTTTTTGATAAGGCCACCGGGACATATGGCACCAAGACCATTGGCATCGCTGACCACCCGGCTTCAGCGGTTAAGGAATATCACGGCCAAGTTTTAGCCGAGCTTCAAGCGCAAACAGAGACCGGCTACAAAACCGTTCAAAGTGGGACGTTCACGGGTGCCTATGGAAAGCTATCTGCGTCACTTTCCAAAAGTCACCCTGCAATTCCATACGAGGCTTTCAAAAATGCTCAAAGGGCTGCCGATTATGTCGTTTTGAGCAAAGACGCGGCCTCGTCGATTCCAATTCCCAAAAAGGGTGATTTTAAGGAAATCACCATGGCAGACAAGGTGCTGCAGGATTACAGCGCCAAAAGCAAAGCTGCCTTTGCGGCAATGTCGGAAAAGGAACAAACAAAAGCCAAGCAATACACCGGCAGTTTTTACGATGATTGGAACACGGCCCTTCGAAAGGGCGATGTAGATAGTCCATATTTTGAAGCATCGAAGCCCATGGTCGCGGCATTTAAAAAGGCTTCCTTGGATGTTCCAGCGGGAAGCATTTTGTGGCGTGGAATCGGTGTTGGTCAATCGACCTACGAATCCGTCACTGGCGGCGTCATTCAAGACGGTTCATTCAATTCCGCTAGCTTTGGGGCTACTCCCGCTTTTGCTAGTCATGGAACATGGCTAAAAATTCATGTTGCCGAAGAGGGCGTCAGAGGCGTGGAGGCAACCACTTTTTCTGAACATGGTTCACATGAACGGGAAATTATCATTCAAAATGGCGTTCGATATGCTGTCTTGAAGGTAACGCACCATAAACAGTACGTCGCAACAGATGGCTCGAAATGGTTCAACAAAACCATCGTCGAGGTTCTGGCTTTGCCGCACAAGCCATGATAGGAGTATCATATGAGTGACATTCAAGAGCAACGCGAAGCCAAAGCGATAGAGTTCCTACACACCGACACGACCGGCGTGCAAGGGCTAAACGTGCCAAATGACAAGCCATGGCTTAACAGCGTGGATTCTGTGAATGGAATTGTTCAAGCGTTCGTGTCAGAGACCCTGCGCAAGTTTGCAATGACTGGCGATTCAATGACCGTTGAAGAGTTCAAGTCGTTGATTATATCCGAATCTGGACGTTTAAACTTCCTGTTCCTTGGTTTTGGCGAGGGGCCGGATATCAATTTCACGCGCGGAATTTGGAACACGCCCGGTGAGCTAGGAAAATTTGTTCGGGTCGCGGAGGCTATGGACGGCGATTGGAGAAGCGCCGTTGGCGATATGTTTATTTCCTTGGCCGCTGACGTGATTACGACGTTTGAACAGCATCACAGCGACCCCATTGAGGATTGGGGATGGAAGCTCGACGCCTTAATTGAGGGCGTGGCGTCTACCCTCCTTGGCCTGCCATGCAGCGACCTAGAGCTTATCGCGGCATCTGCCGACGACTAGCGTGTCACGCCCATGACACCCTGCGCCCAAATGGTGAAATTCCCCTAATTCTAGTGCTTTCTCTGCGTCCGAAGGCGTGTTACCGATTTATCATCAGACGGTGATCAACCGTCGTATGATCACGCGCGTAACACCAAATGCAGTTCGGAATCTCCTTTGAGTTCGAAAAAGCTGACACGACCGGTCGGTTCGTGCGCGGGTGGGCGTCTGTGGTCAGCGATGCTGGCCAAGTGGTCGAGGACCATCAAGGCGACGTAATCAGCATTGACGAAATTCGAAAGGCCGCTCACCGCTTCATCTGCGACGCCCGCGTGGCCAAAGCCATGCACTCCGGCTCAAAGGTCGGGGAAGTGGTCGAATCAGTCATCATTGACGACGCCTTTGCCAAGGCCCTTGGCCTAACCGATTCAAAGCGTGGCTGGTGGATCGGCATGGAAATCAGCGACCCTGAAATCCAAAAGAAGGTTCGAAAGGGCACGTTGCGCGCCTTTTCTATTGGTGGCCGTGGCCGTCGAACGAAAATGGAGGCTTGAAATGGCACAAGCTCTGTCGGATATGGAAATAGACGAGATCAGTCTGGTTGACGATCCCGCAAACGAACAATCCCGCGTCCAGATCGTGAAAGCGAAGGCCGGGGTTACTTCATCGCCCGATGATCAAGTCGAACCGGGCGAGGTGGATTCAGTAAGCCACCGTGTCAAGAAAGCCCTCGCTCAAATCGCGCCACGCTTGGCGCAGACCCTCACCGGGGGGCACTCGGTGGACTCGGAAGCAGACGACGCCGCTTCGGCTGCAATGCAGGAGTTTGAAATGGATATGGAATCAATCTCGAAGTCCCTTGAGGACGCCGAAACCAAATTGAATGCCCTTGAGGCCCAAGTCGGAACGGCTGAAACCGCCCTGACCGAAGCTCAAGAAGTGATTAAGGCCAAAGACGCCGAAATTGCCGCTCTAAAGGGTGACGCTCCTGTCGCCGAAGACGAGATTATGAAGTCGCTTCCCGAGTCAGTGCGCAAGCGCCTTGAGGAATCCGACGCAGTGGCCAAGTCGGCCATGGCTGAAATCGCCAAGATGCGCGACGAGGCCGAAACCAAGGAAGCCATTGCCAAGGCTCGCGACCTCAAGGTCGGTGATCCTGAAGTGGTCGGCCCGCTCCTTATGCGCGTCCGTAAGGGTGCGACCACTCCAGCCGACGCGGTTGAGCTGGAAACCATGTTGAAGTCGGCGGGCGAAGTCTCGGCCACGGCTGCACTCTTTAAGTCGGTCGGTAGCGATAGTGCTTCCGAAGGTGACCCCGAAGAAGTCCTGAAAGCCAAGGCCGAAGAAATTCAAAAGGCCAACAGCGGCATGACGTATCAAATGGCGTATGCGAAGGCAGTGGATGAAAATCCAAAGCTCTACAACGCTTACATCACCAAGCGTCGGGCCGCGTAAGCATCCCTTAACCCCCAAATTTGAGGTTCCCCTATGTCTTACACTTACGGCACGGAAGACTCGATTACGCTGGCCGCTGCTGCTGACCTTTCGGGTAAGCAGTATTACGCAGTTAAGGTCGATTCGACTGGCAAAGCCGCCCTCGGCGCTGCTGGTGATTTTGTCATTGGCTATCTGGTCAACAAGCCAACCGCTGGCCAAGCCGCAACCATCGTTTACAGCGGCGTCTCCAAGGCACTTCTTGGCGGCACCGTTGCTGCGGGCGCAACTGTTGCCTGTGATGCAAACGGCAAAACTGTCGATGCTACAGAGGCCAAGACCAACACGTCCGATGCGGGCGCGGCGGCTGACCCTCTGATCGCTTCGAACGTCATTGGCGTCGCCCTCGTCGGCGGTGTTGCTGGCGATATCGTTCCCGTGCTGGTCCTCGCGGCTGGCGCAACCCCAACCACCGCCGCCTAATCGGCTCGGCTAATTGAAAGGTTTCTGATATGAACCCGACCCCCGGCGACGTTCATGTAAATACCCCGCTTTCGAATATTTCGATTGCGTTTTTGCAGAACGCCAACAACTTCGTGGCAACCAAGGTGTTCCCAAACATCCCCGTCATGAAGCAGAGCGACCGCTACTACGTCTATGATCGCGGCGACTTCAACCGCGATGAAATGGTAATTCGCGCGCCCGGCACGCCTTCGGCTGGCGGTGGTTATCGCTTGGATAACACCCCGACCTATTTCGCCAACCGGTTCTCCTTCCACAAGGATATCCCTGACGAATTGCGCGCCAACGCCGACGCGGTCCTGAACCCTGATCGTGAAGCCACCGCCTTTGTCACGCACAAGGCGCTGATCCGTCGCGAGAAGTCGTTTGTTGCCTCGTTCTTCAAGACCGGCGTGTGGACCTTCGAGAACACCGGCGTTTCCGGCACTCCGAGCACCAATCAGGTGAAACAGTGGAACGACGCCACCTCGACCCCAATCGAGAACGTGCGTCTGTCCAAGCGTCAGATTGCGGAGTCCACGGGTTACGAGCCCAACAAGCTCGTCCTTGGCCGCGCAGTGTTTGACGCCTTGCTAGACCACCCCGAGATTATTGACCGTATCAAGTACGGCCAGACCTCCGGGGCTCCTGCGCAAGCCAACACCGACACGCTCGCTCGCCTGTTGGGCGTGGACGAGGTTTTGGTCATGAACGCGGTGGAAAACACTGGCGTTGAAGGTCAGACCAACTCTCACTCCTTCATTGGCGGTAAGCAGGCTCTGCTGACCTTCTCGACCCCTGCTCCGGGCCTTATGACCCCAACCGCTGGCTATACGTTCTCTTGGACGGGCCTGCTGGGTTCTGGCTCTGATGGCAACCGCATTAAGTCCTTCCGCATGGAAGAGCTTGGTTCGGACCGGATCGAAATTGATATGTGCTTTGACATGAAGCTCGTGTCCGCCGATCTGGGTTCCTTCTGGGGTTCTATCGTCGCTTAATAGCGACAACCTAGGCTTGGGGGGGCGAGGCTGCGGCTTCGCCCCTCTTCCCCTTCACTTCATTCCGAGACGCATCATGCAGCACTTGCGCAAACCGTATGAACCCAATGCGCGGTTCAAGGCCAATCGCCCCTTCACAATGAATGCCGTCGATTACAATTACGAGGACGCTATTGACGTTCGAGGAATTGACGACCGCCGCCTCCGTCAAATGTATGACCACCGCATGATTGAGGTGGATGACCGCGAGCCGGACTCCATTCCCCAACCAACAGCACGGGTCAAGAAGCCAATCGCCGCCCCGTCCAGCGACGGCCCAAAGGCCAAGCTGAAATATAAAGGCTTCACGAAATATGACGTGGTCTCTGCCTCTGGTGAGGTGCTGGCCGCTGGGTTAAGCAAGGAAGACGCACAGGCGGCACTAGCCGCAATTTAGTGAGGTGACAAATGGCGCTGACGGTTGAAAATGGGAATGGCCTAGAGGCCGCCGACGCCTATGTTAGCCTGACCGAATTTAAGGAATTTTGCTCAAAGCGTGGCTACCGCTGGGAAGATTACGAGGACTTCGACATTGAAGCCTCTATCCGCTTGGCCACCGGCTGGATTGACACTTACAACCGTTACAAGGGCGGACGCCTAACATATGCGCAGGGGCTAGAGTTTCCGCGCTCTGGTTTGGTTGACTGGTCCTCCTTTGCTGTTGTGGGTGTTCCCCCAAGGGTCAAGCACGCCTGCTCAGAGCTTGCCTACAAGGGTCTTTCCGATTCCCTATACCAAGATCAAGACCGGGGCGGAAAGACCGTCAGCGAAAGCGTGGGGCCGCTGAGTGTAACCTATGCCGCAGATGCGCCGACCGGCAAGGTCTGGCAATTTGCCTTAAACCTTTTGAAGCCCTACATCCGCGACCCTGATCAAATCCTCGGCCCGCTCTCAGTCGATCCGTTGCTTGCGCCATCCTTTAGCCTTGGGATGCATGACTCGCCCGGTAACCTGTCGATGGAATAACCATGGCCAAGTATCAAGCTGCTGCGACTCTCGCAAACTCCCTGCTGGCCTCTAAAGGCGCGTCTGTGCTGTTCACGCGCGTCGCTGGCGGAACCTATAACCCGGTCACTCAAGCGACCGTGGGCGGCTCTACCACAACCTTTACCATGAAGGGTGTGGGCCTTGCTCCGGGCAAAGGCGCAGAGTTTCGGGTCGGCTCGCTGGCCTCTCGCAACTTGATAGAATTGCATTTGGCTCCAAACCTTGGTGAGACGCCAGTTCCGGGCGACAAGGTGCGCTGGCGTAATGCTGACTGGACGGTGATTTGGGCGAATCCCTTGGACCCTGCCGGTGATGGCGCGCCCTACTGCCTTGCTTACGCGGAGCGGTGACGTGTCCCTTCAGTTCAAGGCATCCATAAAAAAATGGGCTAAACAGTTCCCCGAGCACGTTGACGCGCTGTCGCGTCAGGTCTGCCAAGAAATGGCGCTCAAGGTCGTTGAAGCCACCCCGGTTGACACAGGCTTTCTGCGCGGCTCTTGGCAACCTTCTATTGGTGAGCCTGCGTCTGTAAAGGGTGAGCTTGACCCAACTGGCGCGATGGCTGCCGGTAAAGTCGGACTTATCATTTCAGGCATTCAGGCCGGTGACCAATTTTTCATGACCAACAATGCCGCCTACGGGCCATTTGTAGAATATGGAACATCGGTTATGGCTGGCCGGTTCTTTGTGACCGCCACTGTTAAACAGTGGAAACAGGTCGTGGACAAGACCGTTAAGGAATTGAAGCTGTGAGCGCTGCGACCTTTCATTCGGACATTCGCGCTGGCGTTCGTCAACGAATTGTCAACATGCCGGTAAAGCCTGCCTTTGCGTGGGAGGGCGTCAAGTTTGACCCAACCAAAGGCGTGCCTTGGGTAACTGAAGGGATTCGCCCCGTCTCTTCTGTGGTGGTCTCTCCGGGTATCGGTGGGCTAATTGCGCACACCGTGCTTGCCACGTTCACGCTTCACTATCCAGCCAACGTCGGGACGGCAACTCTTGACGCCTTTGCCGGTTTGCTCATGGATGAATTTCGACCCGGTAATTCTATCGCTTATGCCACTTCAAATGCCGTGATACAGCAGACGGAACGTATGGGTTCAACACAGGAGCCCGATTGGATCAATTGTGCGGTCGTAATCACGATGATTGGCCACACCCCTAACTAGGAGCTTCTGCAATGACCCTGCAGTCAAATGTTAATGTTCAGCTTCGCTACGGTGTTGAAAGCACTTTGGGCGTTGCATCCGTGGCGACGGGCCAATCTCTGCGCCGCATTTCCTCGACCCTTGCCCTGACCAAGGACGCCTTCACCTCAAATGAAGTGCGCCCTGATCAACAGGTCTATGATGCTCGCCACGGCTCACGTCGCGTTACAGGTAACATCCAAGGCGAATTGAGCACTCAATCCTATGACGACTTCCTTGAAGCCGCCCTGCGCGGAACATGGGCTGCCGGTATCAGCGGCTCACAGGCTGACTTCACAAGCCTGACGGTTACGTCTGGCAAGTTTGTTGCTGGTGGTGGTTCGTTCCTGACCAAGGGCTTTAAGGTTGGCGACGTGTTCAAGATTGCCGGTTTTGTTCACGCAAACGTCGGCGTCAAGTTCCGCATCCTTGGCATGACTAGCACGCAATTGACGGTCTATCCAACCCCGGTGGCTATGACTTCGCAGTCTACTTTTACCATTGCGGTCACGGGCAAGAAGCTGCTCTGCGGCACGACTCAACGGTCGTTCTCCATTGAACAGTACTATCCCGAAATCGACGTCTCCGAGATGTTTTTGGGCTGCCGAATTGGCGATATGGCAATTTCGCTTCCGCCAACCGGTATGGCCAGTGCTAGCTTTGGCGTCATGGGCTTGAACATGCTCGACACCACCGCCGCATCTGCGCCGGTCTTCGCTACGCCAACCGCTGCCGCTGCAACGGGTATCTTGGCTGGTGTGGGCGGCTCTTTGTCGGTGGCCGGTGCGCCTTCCGCCATTGTCACTCAGCTTGACATTAGCCTGTCAAATGCCCTCTCGGGCACGCCAGTCGTTGGGTCAACGCTTGTGCCTGAAATCTTTTATGGCCGCATGTTAGTAACCGGCACCTTGTCGGCTTATTTTGCCGACCAAGTCATGCTGGATTACTTCCTAAACGAAACCGAAATTGCGCTAGCCGCGCAACTTGACGACGCCAACGGAACGGACTTTATGGCATTCCGCATGAACCGCGTTAAGCTCATGGGTGCCAACAAGACTATTGGTCCGGACGGCGGCGTGATCTTGCAATCGCCCTTCCAAAGCCTTCTGTCCTCCGGGGCCGCTGGTTACGACGACGGCTCGCTGGTTATTCAGCGCAGCAACGTATAATAGACGGGGGCCCGGGGAAACTCGGGCCCTTCCCATTTCACATTTCAAGGAAAGCACATCATGGAATTCGATCTTCCCGGAATTGACGTTAAGACGCTGGCCGATACTGGCGTTTGGATGACCGTTAAGCAGTTCAATTCTGACGAGCCCTTGCTCGACAAAAAGGGAAAGCCTGTTCGGCTCAAGCTGTTAGGCCCCGACTCTGACGTCTACCGCGACTTCGCGCGCGCACAGATTCGCAAGCGCCTTGCCTCCGACGCGGCTGGCACCACACAGGCTGTGCCTGACTTTGACGATATTGACCGCGAAACCAACATCCTTTTTGCCAAGCTGACCGTGGCTTGGGAAGGCATCAACTCGCCAGATGGCAAGCCGGTCCCCTACGATCATGAAACGGCCCTAAAGCTGTTTGCTGACTTCCCTGTCCTTCGCGAACAACTCGACCGGTTCGTAAATGAACGAGCAAATTTTTTGAAGGCGTCGTCAAAGAGCTAATCGCCTTTGGGAAGCACAGGTTCGCGCTTGGCGCACAGGTGGGCAACGCGGCGTTATCTGATCACTACGCCTCTGTGGCCAAGCAAACTGGCCGAACCTTGGCGACGCCACCTTGTCCACCGGGCCTGATCTATCTGTGGAATACGTTTACCGCCCTGCACCGGTCACGCACTGGCAATGGGTTTGGGCCGAATTGCATTTCATGGATGGAAATTTGGGCTTATTGTCGATTGACTCGGACGCAGCTAGAGCCTTGGGAGGTTGAGGCCATAAAGGCGTTGGACGAGGCTTATCTGGCCGCTCAATCGAGCGGCGGCGATGCACAGTAGGGATTGATATGACCGAAATAGCTCCTCTTGGTTTTAGCATCGACCTTTCCGGTCTGAAGTCCCTTAACACCGCCGCCGCCGACGCCGCCAAAACGCTGACCCATTTGGGAGACGCGGAAGAGAAGCTCGAACAAAAAACCAAGCTGACGGCCAAAGAACAGCAAGCCCTCGCCGACTCGATCAAGAAGACCAAGGAGGCCCTCGACCCGGCGCTTCGCGCGACCAACGAGTTTACCGCTGCGCAAGAGAAGCTCGACAAGGCGCTCCACGCTGGCATCGTTAGTCAAAAAGAGCACGCTAACCTTTTGAACGCGCTAAAGGGCAAATATGGCGTTGATGAGGTTGGGGCCCTTGGCCGTCAATTTAATGCGCTAACCCAAAGCGTTTCAGCAAGCCACGGAACCCTTCAAGCCATGGCAGGCGTAATGGGTGGTGGTGGTGGTGGCGCTGGAGGGCTTGTGGGGGCCGTTTCTGGAGCCTCTGGTGCCTTTGGCGGCATGATTGCTACCTTGGGCCCCACTGGCGTTGCACTGGCTGCTGGCGCGACGGGTGTGGGCCTTCTGGCTGCGGCCTACAAAGGTTTAATCGTTCCTCTTGCGGAAGCGGAAGACAAATATCGTTCGCTAGAAGGTCGTTTGACCAATTCTCTTGGTTCTACGGCTTCAGCTAAATCTGCGCTTTCCGCTCTTTATGAACAGACGCAAAAGACCGGCCTTGGCTTTGATAGCGCCGCCGACTCGTTTAGCCGACTGGCGCGCAACAATTCGGCTATTGGCCTAACCCAAGCGGAAATGCTCAAGCTGACAGACACGGTTCAGAAATTGGGTCGCGTCTCTGGAGCAAGCACGGCTGAAATTAACGGCGGCATGATTCAATTTGGCCAAGCCCTGTCATCTGGCCGACTACAGGGTGACGAGCTTCGCTCAATCATGGAAAATTTTCCGGCCTTGGCAAAGGCTGTGGCCGACAATTTTGAAAAAGCTGATGGCACGATTGGTGTCACCGTTGGGCAACTGCGCCAGATGGGTTCCGAGGGCCTGTTGACGGGATCGAAAGTAGCGGAAGCTGCCCTCCGCGCTTCAGAGGTTGCAAATCAGGAATATGCAAAGATTCCCGAAACGCTAGCGCAGGCAAACGCTCGGGTGTCTGACAATTGGTCCATGTTGCTCAAGGAGCTTGGCGAAAAACTAGACGCATCCAAATTTGCGCAAACAATTTCAAACATCACCGGAAACATGCTCGGCGGAATTGCCAGCACTGTCAGCGGCAACCGTGAAACTGAAGTCAATTGGCAACTTTTCGGCGGGAACACTTCCGCCGAAGTTATGAAAAACCTTCGAGAGGTTACGGCTAAACGACTAGCGCAAGAGGCTGATGAAAAGAAAAAAGGCGACGAGGCAAAAGCCATGGCTGGCTTTAACACCGCCATGACAACCGCCGGTCAGATGGACGGATATTACGGCGACCGACTTAAAGCACAGCTAAATTATGATCAATTAACCGGTGCTGTTTCATCTACCCGTGCGCGAATCGCGTCTGGTGCTGCAACTCCGGAAGAGAAATCAGGCATAATAACTCTTGAGCGCGCCGCCGCTGCTGCCGGAATGGCTCTTCAGAAACTTGAACAAAGCGTCAACACACTAGGTGTGGCCCTAAACGACACACAGCGCGCCGTGGCGGGCGGCGGTGGCGGTGGTGGCACTTCCATCTACATGCAGGCCATCGCCGCTGCACGGGCCTCTCAGGAGCGTGGCGCGGGTGGTTCGGTCGGCGCTAACGTATCAACACTTGTTGCAACAAAGCTGGCCGGTGACGAATCTATTGGGCAGGCCAACCGAGACGCCGCCTACGCCATCAAACAAGCTAACAGTGCGGGACAAGGCCGCGCGGCACAGATGGCCCTAGAGGTCGATCAGGCCGTCTCGTCAAAACGGTTTAGCTTGGCTGGCACCATTTCGGACCCGGCGCTAAATAGGTTTGAAGCTGACTTCCGAGCCGCAGAAATTCGGCGTGCTGCAGCGCAACAAAACCTTGGCGAAACAAACCGAGTGATTGGCGCGCAGGACACCTTGGCTATGTCAACGGCTGCCCTTGCTGCTGATCCTAACGCGCGCGCTCAAGGCCGGGCCGGGCTTGCTGCGCGTCTGGCGCAGGAGAGGAAGTCATTTGTCGCGGACAAGAATTTTGAGGACTATTCAGCGGCGCAAACCAAGGACTTTGAAAACAAGGAAGCCAACACGCAACGGATGGCGACCGAGCAACTGACTCGCCAACTTGGCCTGTTGAAGGAAAGTCAAAAGCTGATTGGCCTTTCGTCAGATGAATATGCCATCCAAACGACGCTGCTTCAGACGCGGTCGAAACTGGAGGCCGAGGGCTATAAGGCGGGCGAGGCATATTACGACACCCAACTTCGCATCACCGAGGAAATCGAGCGCGCGTCTTTGGCGCTGGATAAACAAAAGGCCCGGGTGCGCGCAGTGATCACGACCCTTGAGCAGGGAGCGCACAGTATCGAAGGGCCGTTCAAGGACGCCTTCCAGACCGTGTTTACCGATGGCTTGTCCAAGGGCGCAAACGTCTTTGGCAAGGGCATGGGCGACATTATCAAAAAGATCAGCGCCGATATGATCTACCTAATCGCCATTAAGCCATTTGAGGAAATGGCCGCGCAGATGGCGTCTAAGTTTGGTCAATATCTGCTGTCTTCCATTTTTCCCGGCATGGGCACTGCGGCTGTTAGCCCTTCCTCTGGGGGAAAGTTTGGTGGTGGCGATCCAAGGACAGTGGCAAAAGGTGGCGTTTTTGACGGGAACACTTCAAACATTGTTCCGTTCGCCGCTGGTGGTGCCTTTACCAACAAGGTTTACGACCAAACGACCCCGTTCGCTTTTGCCGGTGGGGCCGCGCTTGGCGTCATGGGTGAAGCCGGGGCAGAAGCTATCATGCCGCTGCAGCGCGGGGCCGATGGCCGCTTAGGCGTTGCGTCGCGCGGCGGTGGTGGTGACGTTCAAGTCGTCATCAACGATATGAGGTCGGGCCCTAATGCGGAGCGCGTCGAAACAAAAGAATCGCGCGGTCCGAATGGCAAGCGAATCATTTCGATTTTGGTGCGTGATGAGATGAAAAAACATATCCGGTCCGGTGACCTAGACCGTGAAATGGGCGGCTCTTATGGGGCCACCCGCACTTTGGCGAGGAAATAATGGCAAACCCAACATGGCCGACCACGCTGCCGCAATATGTGCTTGAAAGCGGTTACAGCGAACAGATTCAGGACCAAACTATAGAAAGCCAAATGGACACCGGACCGGCCAAAATTCGCCGCCGGTTCACAAAGTCCCTGCGGAAATATCAGGTGTCCCTCTACATGACCGCCGCGCAGGCCGTGACCTTTGAATCGTTCTGGCAAAGCACGGTCAACGGCGGGTCTTTGCCGTTTGATTGGGTCCACCCCCGAACCCGGGCGGCGGCGACCTTCCGCTTTCGAAACCCTGCGCCACAAATCACGTCGGTCGGCGGGGTTAATGCCATTGTCAGCTTCAACTTGGAAATGATTTGATGAGGACGCTATCCGCTAACGCCATTCGGTCGATCAACTCACAGCAAACCGATGAGGTTTGGCTGATCCTGTTGACGATCACTCACGCCGACCTTTCAACGCCAATTCGAGTGGTTAACAACAACGAGAATATCACAAGCCGGGGCAACGTCTTTCAAGGCTTCCCTTTTGAGATTGTCCTTCCCGGCCAAGACCCCGATAGTGCGCCAAAAGCCATGCTTCGAATGGACAATGTTGACCGCACGGTGGTCTCTTTAATTCGGAACATTTCGTCAGCGCCAACCGTTCTGATGGAGGTCATCTTGGCTAGCCAACCGGACACGGTCGAAATTAGCTTTGGCTCTCTGGCCCTGCGGGCGGTCAATTATGATGCGTCCACTATTGAAGGGGAGCTATTTTTTGAGCCGCTTTTCAACGAGCCCATTACCCTTTCCATGACCCCCTCGCGCTTCCCGGGCCTGTTCTAATGGAGCGTCAGCTTCCCTCATGGGCGGCAGAGTATGTGGGCATACCCTACAAGCCCCATGGCCGCGACCGCCTTGGGTGCGATTGCTGGGGCTTGTTGTGCATGATCTGGCGCGAACAGCTTGGCGGCAATCTTCCCGAGTATGAAGGCGTGGACTGGTATCGCGGCCAGAAACCTTCTGTTATTGGTTCAGACGCAATTGAATATGCTTCGAAGTTCCGCCAAGTTCCGATTGAAGAAGCACGCCTAGGCGACGGAATCCTCATGCGCATGAGGGGTCACCCGTTCCATGTGGGCTTGGTTCTAACGCCGGGATGGATGATTCACACGCATGAGGAAGCCGACTCCGTCATAGAGCCCTACCGGACCATGACTTGGGAAAAGCGAATCAGCGCAATTTACAGGCCAGATTGACAATGACTGACGCCAACGGATTCCAGCCACTTGTTGTCCCCGTCGAGATGGACGGGCCAACCCTTCCGGCGGTGTTCCAAGAAAACCCGTTTTCCAGTTCGGCGCGGTTCCTTTCAAGCGTCGAAGGCATGACCATTGAACAGGTGGTGGCGCGCGCGTCATTGCCGGTTGAATATCGAAACTACCTCCGCGTCTGGATTGACGACGTTGAAATTCCGGCGGCGGTATGGGCAACCGTTGTCCCCAAAACGGGCCAAACCCTCTATGTGCGGGTGGTGCCGCAGAAGTCCGGCAAGGACGTCTTCCGCGCCGTGGCCATGATTGTCATTGCCGTTGTCGCCTTGGCGGTTGCGCCTGAGATTTTTGGAGCGCTCACCCCGGGCTCGCTTGGTGGCACTATGGCCGTCAAGATTGGCTCTGCGCTAGTCGCTGCGGCTCTTACCTCTATTGGCTATCTTGCCCTAAACGCCCTTATTCCGCCTCCCGGCCTCAAAAACACGCAACAAGACGAGCGGTATCACCTCACAGGCGCAAGCAATCAATTCTCGCCTTACGCCAACGTGCCGCGCATCTTTGGCAAGCGACGCCTGTTTCCGCTAATGGCGGCTCGCCCCTATTCTGAAATCCAAGGCGACGACGAGTATATCCGAATCGCGCTTGTTATTGGTTGGGGCCCTCTTGCCATTTCCAATATCAAGATAGGTGAGACGCCAATTTCCGCCTTTGAAGGCGTTGAATATGAGATTCGCGAAGGTTGGTCTACAGACGCCGCCTTAACGCTTTTCACACGGACCGTGACAGAGGACAACCTGTCGATTGCGCTTGAGCCTTATGGCTCTGCCGGTGGCTATTATCCAACTGATTATGGATTCTTAGGCGATCATTACAGTTTTGATCCGATTGGTGACACCTATGGTGCAACGGTGACTTCTAATACCACCGGGTGGGCGCAGCGAACAACTGCTGCCAATGCCGTTGAATTCTCGGTAGACGTCACCTTTCCGCAAGGGCTTTTCACTTTTAACTCTAAAGGCGGCAAAGATAACACTACCGTCAATCTTGACGTTCAATATCGGGCCGTTGGGGCCACCACATGGATTGACGCGGTTTGGGCCAACAGCGCTGATACCGGCTTTAACTCGACCGGCCACATCAATGTTACTGGTGCGGAGACCTCTGCGGTTCGGCGCAGTGGCCGTGTCATCCTTCCTGCGGCTGGTCAATATGAAGTGCGGATGCGCCGCACAAACACCAACACCGGCGGCAAGGCTGTGGACCTGACGTGGTGGACGGCCCTTCGAACGATCAAGGCCGACTATCCGGTCCTGCAAAAAAATGTTGCCTTGCTTGCCCTGCGCATCAAGGCGTCCGGCCAGCTAAACGGTGTTCCGCAGACCATTAACTGTGAAGCACAAAGCTATCTTCCTGTTTGGAATGGTTCGACGTGGACGCAAACCCAAACCTCTAATCCGGCGTGGGCCTATGTTGACCTCCTGCGCCGCCGTGGCGGTGAAACCTATATTGCTGACGACCGCATTGACCTGACGACCATCAAGGCGTGGGCCGACGCCTGCGACGCCACTGCGCCCAATGCTTCCGAGCCGCGCTGGACCTTCAACGCGGTCCTTGAGGGCGGGTCGATCTACGAAAACCTAAAGACCATCGCCTCCAACGGGCGCGGCACCTACACCATGAAAGACGGCAAACACTCTGTCGTTCGCGATATTCAGCAAACGGTGCCGGTTCAGCACATCACCCCGCGAAACAGCAATAGCTATTCTGGAACCAAAGTTTTTGTGGAGTATCCCCATTGTTTGCGGGTGCTGTTTTTCAACAAGAACAATGGCTACCAACAGGACGAGCGGCTGGTCTATTACGACGGCTACAGCGCTTCAAACGCCACCATTTTTGACACTCTCGAATTGGTCGGCTGCACGTCTCCAACCCAAGCCTATCGAGAGGCCCGCTACCATATGGCGGTGGCGCGGCTTCGACCGGAAGAGCATTCCGTCACTATGGATATTGAGGCCCTGCGCTGCACCGTGGGCGACCTTGTGCGATTCCAGCATGACGCGGTCGCCATTGGCATCAACTCGACCCGGGTGGCTGCTATCACGACTAACGTGGCCGGTCGCGTTTCGGCCATTACCCTTGACGATGACGTCTATTTCGAGACCGGCAAAACCTATGTCTTGCGGGGCCGTCAAATCACCGGGGCCTCTGTCCTCGTTAGCCTGACCAACCCGGGCACGGGCTACGCGACCACGGTTTATCCGGCTACGCCGCCCCTGCCAACTGCGTGCCCTGACGTGGGCGATCTTGTGCTTTATGGGGAGTCGTCGCTGGAAAGCGCGCCCATGATCATCAAGAAAATTGAGCCTGCTGAAGACTTTTCGGTCACGGTCTCTTTGGTAGATGCACAGGACGGCGTTTACACGGCTGACACGGGCACTATCCCCACGTTCAGCTCCTATCTGACGTTGCCCAATATGCCGACCGGCGGCTCACTGCCTCCCGTCTATATCAGCACTGTGAGGTCTGACGACTCGGCTCTGATCGTCAACCCTGACGGCTCGCTGACCTATCGAATCTTTGTGCAGCTTCAACAGCCGCAAGGCAGTACCGAGCGCGTCGATTATTTTGAGGTCCAATGGCAGGAGTCCAACAGCACTGGTTGGGAAACCGTGCGGATCGAACGCGGCCAGCCATTTGCCTATCTGACCCCGGTCGTGGTCGGCAAAAGCTACCGGATGCGCTCGCGCGGCATGAGCGACCAAGGCTCAACGACCGATTGGTCAACGAGCATCCTGCACACCGTGCTTGGCAAGAACGCCCCCCCCGGCGTGCCAACTGCCGTGGCTGCCGCTGCCTTCTCCGGCGGCGTGCGCTTGACTTGGACCAACCCGCTTGACGATGACCTTTGGCAGACGGAAGTCTACGAAAACACCACCAACAACAGCGCGACCGCAACGCTGATCGACACCGTTTCGGCGTCTTTCTATAACCGGGTGGGAATCTCTTCGAGCGATGGCTTGCGCTATTATTGGCTTAAAGCCGTCGATACGAGCGGGAACAAAAGTGCCTTTTCCGCTGGCGTCTCCAAGACCGCCGCGAACAAGGCTTTAGTGGTTTCCCTATCGAACGACTCAACCTCTCTGGCCGCTGCCTTTGACGGAAGCGTGGCGTCCTTCTCGACGGCGGTTGGTCAAGTCACCGTTTTTGACGGTGAGGTCGATGTTACGGCCAACGCCGCCCTGACGCTGTCCTCCTCTGCTTCAAACTGCACAGGAAGCGTCAACACGGCCACTGGGAGCCCTACTAGCGGCCAACCCAAAGGTTACTATGCCGTAACGGCCATGACGGCTAATCAAGCCTCCCTGACGATTACAGCGACTTACAACAGCATGACCGTAACCAAGGTCTTTACGCTGGCAAAGTCATTGACCGGGGCCAACGGATCGAACGGTAACGCTGTGGTCTATATCTATCAGCGCGCGGCAAGTATGCCCACGCTGCCGTCAGTAACAACAACCTACACCTTTTCAACCTCCACCCTGACCGGCCTCAACAATGGTTGGACAACAGCCATTCCGGGCGGCACCGATCCGCTTTACGTTTCGGCTGCCACGGCGCAATCCGGCGGCACGACTGACACCATTGGCGCGGGCGAATGGGCAACGCCAGTGGTCTTTGTCCAAAACGGGACCAATGGGAGCAACGGGACCAATGGATTTAACACCGCTACGGTTTACCTCTTCCAGCGCACCACAACCGCAACGCCTCCGTCTGTGCCAAGTGCCACGGTCACTTACACGTTCGCCACTGGTGCGGCGACTGGGCTAACCAACGGCTGGGCCCAAAGCCTACCCACGACCGGCGGGGCTTATCGCTGGGTCACCACGGCAACCGCCTTGTCCACGTCGGCTACAGACAGCATTGCTACCGGCGAATGGGCAACATCTGCCTTGTTGGCGCAAGACGGAGCGGATGGTGCGGCGGGTTCTGCGGGCTTAAACAACGCGGTGGTCTATCTGTATCAGCGCGCTGCTTCTGCGCCCGCCAATCCCTCGACAACTTCTACCTACACTTTTGCCACAAGCACGCTGACGGGCTATAACAACGGCTGGTCAACAACCATACCCGGCGGAACATCGCCGCTGTACGTCACTGCAGCAAGCGCTAGTTCTACCGGCGCAACCGATACAATTGCACCCGCTGAATGGGCCTCTCCGGTTATCTTTGTTCAAAATGGAGCCGATGGAAGCTCGGGCACAAACGGAACCAATACGGCCACCGTTTACCTGTTTCAAAGGACCACGACCAACGTCGCCCCAACGCTTCCAAGCGCCACTGCGACCTATACCTTTGCAACTGGCGCGGCTACAGGCGTCAACAATGGTTGGACGCAAACCTTGCCGACCACGGGTGGGGCCTATCGGTGGGTAACCACTGCCACCGCTCTGTCAACCGGGACAACAGACACGATAGCTGCGGGGGAATGGGCGGCTGCCGCGCTTCTTGCTCAAGACGGCACCGATGGAGCGCCCGGCTCTGCCGGTTTAAACAATGCGGTGGTTTACCTCTACCAACGCTCCGCAAGCGCTCCGTCTGCTCCATCGACAACGGTGACCTTTACCTTTGCAACAAGCGTGGCCACCGGCTTTAACAATGGTTGGTCTGCCACTATTCCGTCTGGAACGCTGCCGCTTTATGTGATTGCCGCAAGCGCCAGTTCCTCTGGCGCAACCGACACCATTGCGGCTGCCGAGTGGGCGACTCCTGTTATATTTGTTCAAAATGGAACAGATGGAAGCCCGGGCACAAACGGCGTCAACACAGCGACGGTTTATCTGTTCCAACGAACCACGACCAACGCCGCGCCGACCCTGCCAAGCGCCACAATCACTTATACTTTTGCAACAGCATCTGCGTCTGGAATTACAAACGGTTGGGCCCAAAGCCTACCGGCCACGGGTGGCTCTTACCGGTGGGTGACAACAGCAACGGCCTTGTCCTCGGGCACGACCGACACCATTGCGGCTGGTGAATGGGCTGCAGCTTCGGTTTTGGCGCAAGACGGAACCGATGGCGCGGCTGCGCAGCTTCTGTTCCTGTCTTGCACTGGCCAGTCCTTCACGTTCGATGGCACCAACGCCGCCAAGCCAACTTCGCAAACGATTACGCTAACGGCTAACCAACAGAACATTTCGGGCACGGCAACTTTTGCCTGCACGCTCTACAATTCTGCGGGTAGTTCTCTCGGGGCTGTGACCTTGGGCGGATCGGGCAACACGCGCACCTTGACTGTGGCGCAATTTAGCACGGCGTCCTATGCCGTGATCACAGCTACCAACGGAAGCCTAAGCGACACCGTGACTGTGGTCCGTCTTGTTGATGGCTCTTCGACCGTCACCGGCTATCTGACCAACGAGGCCGTGACCCTAAGCGGCAATTCTTCTGGCGTCGTTTCTGACTATTCTCCGGCAACCGGCACCCTAAAAATGTTTAGGGGCACCACCGATATTACGTCGATCTGCACCTTTGCGCGCGGGGGCGATTCCAACGTCACAAGCACAATGGTTGCGGGCCCGGGGGCTACGGCAGGCAACTACTCTGTGACGGCGGTCGGGGCTGCTGGTGGCTATGCCATTTTGGTCGGCGCTACCGCACAGTCGGAAATTGTAACCAAAATCTTTTCGGTTTCGGTTGCCAAGCAAGGTGTCACCGGAAACGACGGGGTGAGCCCTGTTACAATTTCTCTCTCGCCATCTGCTCGAACCGTGCTTTGCAACTACCTAGGTGACCCTAAATCTGGTCAGCTTCCAGCTTACCTTGCGGTCACAGTGGCTCAAGGCGGAGGAGCGGTAACACCAACTTCGGTGAGCCTAACTTTGGCTGGATGCACAGCCACCTATTCAGGTGGTGTGGTTACGATAAGCGCTATGAGCGGTGACACAGCGACCATTACGGTTCAAGCAACCTATGCCGGACAAACTGTGTTCCAAAAAGCAACGCTATCAAAAACTTATGATTCACCACCTAAAACGACTTCAACCGTAACCCTTACGGAAGCAAATACAAACAGTTCAGCATCGTTTCAGTCTTACGGTCCAACGCTAAGTTTATCAGTTTTGGCTTCAGGTCAGGCCATTTTAAATGTTTTTGCGGGATATTATGCTGCTGGCGGCAGTTTTACCTTGCAGGGAAAACTTCAATATCGAGTCGCTGGCGGAACATGGGCGGACGTTAGCGGATCGCTCACTACCGGCAATCCATCATCTTACAATAGCGTCGATGCTCTTCAGGATATGGGAGATTTGAACATTGGTCCGTTTACCTTAACCGGTTTAACCGGCAACGTGACTTATGAATTTCAACTTCTAACTCGAAAATCAGGTGGCACGTCTTCCATGAATTATCTCAGCGGAATCCTACAGGCGGATCAAGCATGAACCTAATCAAGCACACCCTTTCCGGCAACGTGGCCGTGGTTGAATCGCTGGAAGGCTATAACTTTGACGAATGGGAGGTCTTGTCCGAAAACGAGGCCGACCCTAATGCAAGTCACCGTCAGTGGACCGAAAGTGGATATAAAGACCTCGTTATATATGCAGAGCAACGGGCTGCTGAATATCCTTCGGTAACTGACTTTGCCGACGCGCTCTATTGGAAAGAAAAAGGCGTCACTGGGCCATGGGACGCCTATGTCGCTGCGTGCGATGCGGTTAAGGCCAAATACCCAAAACAGGAAAGCTAGCTATGATTATCGGAATTCTTGGGCTGGCCGGAAGCGGCAAAACCCTCGTCGCCAAACACCTTGTCGAAGAATATGAATTTGAGCGAATGCGCTTTGCCGATCCTATCAAGCGGATGTTGCGCCTTGGCCTTGGCTTAACTGACGAGGAAATAGACGGCGAAGCCAAAATGACGCCAAACTCAGTCTTTGGCGGCGTCACGCCGCGCCACCTCTTGCAAACCCTTGGCACAGAGTGGGGCCGTCGAAACATTCATACTGACATTTGGGTCAACGTGTGGCGGCGAGACGTGGCCCTGCAGACCGGCAATGTGGTGGTGGATGACGTGCGCTTTCCAAATGAGGCTGCCGCAATTCGCGCTATGGGCGGGGTTTTGTGGCGCGTCTACCGACCCGGGCTAACCATGGATTCTCACGCCTCAGAGCGGATGCAGCAAAACATCACAGAGGACCATCTAATTAACAACGCGACGTCCATAACCGCGCTTTTGAATTCAACTGATCATCTGATAAAGAACCTTGCATGAAGTTTCCGCCGCCCCTTTCGTTTCCAGAAGGTCAACGCGCCCTTGCCTTAGTGCTTGCGAGCATGGCCGGGGTGTTCTGCGGCCTATCGCTTATTGGCGTGGTTCTGATTGTTTGGCTTGGCGGTTGGTCGGTTGACACGCAAGCGCAGCGGATCACCGTCTTAGGGGGATCAATCGTTGGCCTTGCCTCCGGGATGATTGCCGTCATCTTGGGCCTGCTCTTAGGTGGACCGGTTGGTCGGCTGAAAGCAGGAATTAGCAAGACCGGTGCCGATATTGAAATGAGCGAGGATGGCGCGTCATGATAAATCGAACCATGGCCTATGCGGTTTTGGCCTTAAGCATCGTTTTAACTGCGTTCGGCGGCGGCTGGCGGCTTCGAGACCTTCAAGCGGCTGCAGAGGCCACAAAGGCTCTACAGGCTGCCAGTCACGCTAAGGCGGCGGCTGACGTGCAGCTTGCGACTATGTCCGGGAAGTATGAGGCCGCGCGCAAAGCCCTCGACGAAACGCGCCAAGTCACTAACACCAAGATCAAGGAAATATTTCATGACGTGCCTGCGCCCCCTCCTGTTTGCGCCGCTCCTGATGCTGCTCGGTGGCTGCTCATTGACTTGGGGGCAAAGGGCCCCGTCTCCGTTCCCGCTGATTCCGGCAAACCTCGCGGCTGAATGCGAAAACCTCCCAATCCCGCCTGACCCGCTAATTGACCCGGGTAGGCTGGCTTGGGAGGCTGACGCTGTAATTCGCTATGAGGACTGCCGGGCTCGCCACCGCCAAACCGTAGCGGCATGGACGGCCCTGACTAACCAAACCAAAAAGTAATTCAGGTTTTGCCGGTCATCTGCTCAATGATGGCCTGAAGCTCTGGCGCGCGCCACCCGGCGGGCTTTATGACTTTGCCATCCTTGCGTAGGCGAACCTCATAGACGTGGCCCTGACCCTTGCAGGCCGGGCATTGCGCGGGGTCGCCGCTGCCGTCAGTTTCCTCGACGCCATATTGCTCGCAAACGAGGCAGGGGTGCTTCAGCTTGTCGATGTTGGACCGGTGGACTTCATCCCAAAGGGCTTGGGCCGGTTCGAGCCCTAGGCCGTGCATGAGGCCGATAGCAACATAAATTAAGTCTAAGCAGGCGTCAGCGACTTCGGTGACGTGCTCGACGCAAGGGCGATCCTGTAGGGCCTGCCAAGCGGCCTGCAGTTCGCCATATTCCTCGTCGCACAGCGATTTGTAGAGCTTGGCCGTGGCCGACCCGGGCTCTTGGTTAAAATAGCGCATGAAGGAACGCTGGTCTTGAAAAATTAGGTTGCTCATGGTTGGTCCTTTAGGTTCTGCGAAGTGCTTTGATTTTGAAGAATCCGTCATGGTTTGGGTGCCGCGCCATAAACAGGCGGGCGTAATAGGCGATATAGTCGTTTGAGACCTTGAAATCCCCGCCGGTGGTTATAATTGACGTCTCCCATCGAATTCGGTTGACCAACAGCCATGCGCTTAATCGCTTGTGGCCCCGGTCTATTGCCTCAAAAGTAAACCGCTCGAATAGCTTATAGACGTGTGGATTGGCTTTGTGAAACAGCCACCAACGCTGCTTCACTGTGAGTTTAGGCGGGCCGTCCTCATCAATTTGGTCAGGTTGGTGGCTCATAATTTTAATCCCTAGAACGGAATTTCGTCGTCAAGGTCAGCGGATTGATGCGTGACATTGCTAGGTTCAGTCGCTGCACCGTTTGCCTGTTGGCCCTCTTGGCTGCCGCGCTGCGCCCCGTCCTTGTTGGCATCGCCCAACAATTTTAAGGTCGACTGCATCCCAACAAGAACGACCTCGGTCGAATAGCGGTCGTTGCCGTCTTTGTCGGCCCATTTGCGGGTGCGCAATTCGCCCTCAAGATAGAGCCTTGAGCCTTTCTTGACGTACCGCTCCACAATGCTCACAAGGCCATCGTTTTGAATGGAAATGGTGTGCCATTCTGTCCGCTCTTTGCGCTCGCCGGTGGCCTTGTCCTTCCAGCTTTCGCTTGTGGCCAAGGTCAGGTTTGCAATTCGGCCCCCGTTGTTAAACGACTTTATCTCTGGGTCGCGTCCTACGTTTCCCATTAGGCAAACCCTGTTCAACGATGCTGCCATCTGCGTTCACTTCCTTGTCTTGGCCAAGCAATGTGCCGACCTTTACGCCCATGATTTGGGCCGCTTTAACCACAATATCGGCCCGCATCATGCGCGCGCCGCTTTCGTGCCACCGGATCGTATTGACACAAACTCCTAACTCGGCAGCAAGATTGCGGAGCCAGAAATTGTGCCTTCGTCGGACTTCAGAAAAGGCAGTGCCAATCTGAAGCTCCAGTTCACCTTTAGACGTCGGGGTTACCATTTAGCTCCTCGATAAGTTCGCCGTCTGGCGTGACGCCTTCGGCTGTAAGTTCGGCGGGGTCGGTTTGAGTCCCGCCGCCGGAAAACTGCTCCAAGGCTGCCATGGCCGTCCTCTTGCGAGAGTTGGCGTCGGTCACCGTCACAACAGAAGTAATGTTGGTCGCTTCCCTGATTCGCTCCGCCTCGTCAGGATCAAAAATCCCGGCAAAACCAAAGGCAATGCGCGCGGCCTGAATCATGGCTTTGTGGCGCAAAAACCGGCTGGTGTGCGACTGCCATGGCCCATTAACCGCGCCATATTGGCCCTTAAATGGCGCGCGGTAGCATTCGGCAAAGCGTTCGCGCACCGCAATAAAGCGTGATCGGTCTTTGCGATAAATGCGGCACTCAATCCAAGCCGGGCATGGCTTGTGTTCGCCAGACGCGCTTTCAATCATTTCGTGCGCGTCTATGAAATCCATCCCATCAAACAGCGGATTGCTGTTGATAATCCGCGACCAACCGTCAATCCCGACCACCGGGATGATCCCGTTTTTCTTGTCTGGAAAAGCGTAAATTTCCTTGGTCCAAGGGTTTAGGTCGTATTGGTTGGCAACTACCAACAAGGCCATCATCTGTTCGTTGGTCACCGGCTCTTTGTCGGACTTAAAAGCGGTTGCCTTAAGAGTGGTCAGCATCTTTTCAGGATCGACGCCATATTTAGCGGCAATGGTTTGGAGAAGGCTGGCCTTGGCGGTGGTGGTTGGGAGCGTCATTTCAGACCTCTTTCAATGGAGTGATTGTCAAGCCGCCCCGATAGGTCAGGCTCTTTTGGATGCGCTCTGGAATCATCTTTTCCGCGCGCTCAATAATTGGCCATGACAGGCGGTAACCGTTGGCCGTGGCCTTGTTACCCTCTCCGACTTTGGCCGCAATCTGGCCCTTAAGAAGATCGACTTGTTGCTCAATCTCCTTCAGCGCTTCTTTGGCTGCCAAATACTGCTCGCACAAGACGGGCACCGTTTCATCTGCCGTCAGGTCAGTAATGACCCCTGCGTTGCCGTACCGATAGGCGTCAGCCACCGTGTCATAGTCAGCCACCCACGTTGGCTCTATCTGGCAATCGACGCCAATCCAGAAAGAATTGACTGCCGCCGCGATACGGGCCTGTGTCGGCTCGTGGCGGGCTATGCGGCCTCTCATCAACTGATTGCCGCCGATGCAAGCCACAATCCAACCATAAGACGCATTGACCGCCCCAATCTGATGCTGCAACTGCAAAACATAATTCAAGGGCGGCATGATAATTTCATTGTCTTCCGTGACCCACCCGTTCTTGAACATTAGGCCGTCTACGTTCTTAAATTCCACAGGTGCCATATCGCCGCTGGCCTCTTCATAATCGAGACTTGCGCCCCAACCATAAATCAAGTCGTGTTTGCAATAGCGCCGAACCTTGCGCAACTTCCAATCCCAACGCTTGGCTGCCCATGTGGCCAAAGCCGGTTCTAAGTGAACGCCCGCCTGCACACGCTCGACGTTGCCAAGATCGTCGGGCATAAGCCGACCCATCTTTTCTTGCCAGAGCCGGTAACCCGTTGTGTGTGGGCTAAGGCATCCCAAGCACTGCGCGCCTTTTGGCGGCATCTCATACATATGCAAGACGGCTTCGGTGCCATCTTCCAATAGGTAGCTGTAAAAAAGGCTGGAAATGTCGGAGCCGCCAACGTGCGCCTCCCGCAAGGCGAACCAAGTCGCCTCGTCTGGTACGGGTACTGAAGCCATGTTTTGTCCTTCCTCTGGCCGCCGATGCGACTAAAACCTTGTATCACTGCCATGACATTAACCGCAACTCAAATGTTGCGCTGGTGACACCCAAACGCGATGGATTGATATTTGTTGGGCCTTTGGTGCATCCTTACCGTTTCCAGATCACAAGGCGGGGGATTCCATGCTTCGGTTCAACACGGGCGGCGCGGCCAAAAGCAAGTTCAAAGCGGTCAAAACCGAAATAAACGGAGAAAAGTTCGACTCAAAGGCGGAGGCCAAGCGCTGGACCACGCTTCGAATTCTGCAGCGGATTGGCGAGATAGCCGACCTCGAAACACAGCCTCGGTTTGATATGGTCATTAACGGCCAGAAGGTTTGCACCTATGTCGCCGACTTTCGTTACCGGGTCATAGCAACCGGCGCGGTGGTCATTGAAGACGTAAAAAGCCTTCCAACAAAGACCCCGATCTATCGCCTCAAGAAAAAACTCCTCAAGGCTCTACACAACTTAGAGGTTGTCGAGATTGACTAAAATCAAATCCGGCTTGCGTTTGCCGTAGAAATGCAGCAAGGGTCGAAATTCGACTCTAAGTATCACGTCTATAACACGCTATGAGGACAAAATTGACCAAGGACACACCCCCACCCTTGGCTGTTGAGGTAGACCTTCGGGACTTCCCCTTCATGCCGCTTGACGTTGTGAGGCTGCGCGATAGCGACCTTGCTGCTACAGCATCTGATGCAGAATTTCGCGCAGCAATTATGCTTTGGTGCGTGTCATGGCATCAAATCCCTGCATCAAGTTTGCCAGATGATGATGCAGTCTTGGCTATGCTATCGGGCTTTGGAAGGGGCCCGTCTGCTGTGGCCGAATGGATGAAGTGCCGCGAAGGCGCATTGCGCGGATTTGTGAAGGCTTCCGATGGACGCCTTTATCATACTGTAATTGTTGAAAAAGCCCTTGAGGCTTGGGAGCGGAAACAGGCTCGGTCTGTTGCGCGGGTCGCCCATGCAGAAAAAATGAAGCGGTGGCGTGACGAGAAAACAGTCACGCCAAAAGCTAGTGACGACCATGTGACCGTCACACGTTCGTTGCGTGACGATAACGTGACCTCTTTGACAGGGACAGGGACAGGGACAGGGACAGGGAAAGAAAAGAAAGATAAGACTCTTGGTCAAAACGAGTTTGACCGAGCGGTTTTGGAAGCTGATTTGATCGGTTCTGAAGAGCCCAAAGGCGGCACCTACCCTGCGGCGTTCGAAACCTTCTGGAAGGTCTACCCTCGCAAGATTGGCAAGATGGCCGCGTTTAAGGCTTGGAAGCGGGCAAAGATGCTTTGCAACGCGGGGCTGATCCTAAATGCGGTGGAGGTCTTTGCAAAATCGGTGAAGGGCAAAGACCCGCAGTTTACCCCGCACCCGGCGACTTGGTTGAACGGTGGCCGTTGGGACGACGAGAACGCTGGCGTTTTGAAAGGCGGTCCAGTAGGTAGGGATTCCTTCGGGGTCGGAGGCTGATATGGGACACATAGCCGAACGATTGTTGGCTCATGGTATCAGCTTGAAGACCTACGATCCGGGGAACCGTTACACGGTCTGCCCGGAGTGCAGCGACACCCGAAAGGGGCACAACAAGCGCAAACCATGCTTGTCTGTTGCGGTAGGACCAATGGCCCTTGTGGGCGGAAATTTAGAGGAAGGACGCGCGGTCTGGCATTGCCTGCACTGCGGTTGGAGCGGGGGAATTGGCGATGGAAATTCAAGAGGGGGCACCGCTAACGGCGGGGCTTATGGCGCAGCTAGAGGCACGCCATCTGGACGTGGAAACAGCGGTTCGATACGGGCTGCAGAGCCTAAAAGGAAAAGGTGGTGGTGAAGCCCTCACCATCAATTTTTTTAAAGACGGGACAATCGTTAATCAGAAGTTCCGCACCCTTGGGCCGGATAAAAAGTTCTGGCAGACCTCGGGCGGCGAACAGTGCTTTTGGAATCTGGACTGCCTCCGGGATGATAGCCTGATCGGTGAGCCTTTGGTCATCACAGAGGGTGAAATGGACGCGCTGGCCGCGCTGCAATGCGGGTTCCTGCGAACGGTATCGGTCCCCGGCGGTGCGCCAGATCGGCAATTGCCGGAGGACACGACCAAATATCGGTTCCTTGACGACGTGGCCAAGCTGCTAACGCTGGACCGCGTCCCGCAAATCATTATTGCGGTTGACGGTGACGGGCCCGGGTCGATGCTCATGCACGACCTCGCTTTGCGGCTGGGAAAGTTCCGCTGCAAATTCGTGATCTATCCCAAGTCACCGGCGGGGGCCGACAACGGCCCTGTGGGCGGCTCTGGCAGGCTTAAGGACTTAAACGAGGTATTGGTGGCCTATGGGCCTAAAGGCGTGCAGGCAACGCTTGAGCGCGCCCAATGGATGAAGGTCGAGGGCGTTTTCAAAATGTCCGAGCTTCCGCCGGTGCCGGACGCCCCGATCTACGATATCGGAATGCCGTACCTATCGAACAACTACAAGGCCCGGCTAGGTGACTTCTCGGTCTGGACGGGGATTCCGTCACACGGCAAATCCTCGCTGGTCAACGATATGTGCTGCCGACTCGTCAGCGCACATGGGCTGAAGGTGGCCTTTGCCTCGTTCGAGCAACTGCCGCAGCGCGACCACCGCCGAAACCTTCGGACGTGGTTTAACGCAAAGCCGGTGCATGAATCTTTTCCAAGCGAATTGGCCAAGGCCGACAAGTGGATTGACGATAATTTTGTCTTCCTCGTGCCGGGTGAGGATGAAGACGTGGACCTTGAATGGGTGCTCGATAAGCTGGAGGCTGCCGTCATTCAGCACAATTGCCGGATTGTGGTTCTCGATCCTTGGAACGAAATGGACCACTGCCGCCGGGGGAACGAAAGCCTGACCGAATATACGGGCCGTGCCATTAAGGCACTCAAGCGGTTTGCCAAAAAGATGATGGTTCACTTGATCGTCGTGGCTCACCCTTCGAAGCAACAGAAGGACGAGAATGGCTCTTACCGCATCCCGACGCTCTACGATATTTCGGACTCCGCGCATTGGTACAACAAGGCCGACCTAGGCGTGGTGGTTCACCGCTACCCGGACCGCACTTTGATTCGGGTGGCCAAGTCGCGCT